TCATCACCGAAAAATTACCCTTTTTCTGAAATACTATTTTATTTTCAAATCTATCATAACTTTCTTTTTTGTGAGTAATGATAAAAATGTTGCTATCTTCGAAAGATTCATCAAAGAGTCCTAAAAGACATTCAATTCCGGTTTCATCTAACGAACCATCAAAAATTTCATCCATAATGAGAAGATTTGTACTTACACTATTTCTCATTTTAGCTATTTTTCTCCAAGTTGCTAACAATGCAACATCTATACGATTTTTTTCTCCTTCTGAGAATGAGTCATAAGAGAATTCATCAAGATATCTGGATTTGATAGTTTCATTGAAGTTTTCATCTAATTCAAATTGTACGAAAAACCCTAACTGACTTAGATAGTAGTTGATCAACTTATTCATGATAGGAACATATTGTTTGATGATTCTAGATTTGATACCACTATCTTTCAACATTTCACTGCCTAATTTGTAAACGCTGTGAAGTTGATTTAGTTCTGTCTTTCGTTTCTGAAGAACTTCATTCTCATTCTTCAATTCGCTGATATTGTCTTCTGGATGAACCTGTGAGACTTCTTCAATTTCATCACGAAGATTTTCAATGGTCTGATTATTAGAATATATCTCTTGATTTATTTTAGTCAATACTATATTCTTTGAAGAAATCTGTGAAGAAATTTCATTGAACCTTTCAATTTTATCTCTCAAATTATCTTTCTGATTTTCAAGGATTTCAAGACCCTTTCGAATTTCTTCCTGCTTAGATACCGCCTGAGAAAACTTTTCAGTCTTCAACTCCTCACTAATATCTTGCTTACAGGTAGGACAAGAAGAATTTTCCTGAAAAAACTTCTCTCGCTTTTTTACATTCCTCATACTGTCTAAAAGTTGATTTTTGACGCTATCGTATTTCTGCATCTTCTTATTCAGATTTTCGACTTCTAATAGCTTTTTAGATAAAATTTCGATTTCATTAGAAAGCTTTTCGACATTTTCAGAAAGATTCTTGATATTTCCTTTTAGCTCTTCAATTCTTTCTTTTTTGCGGGCTATCATTGCTTTATTATTAGCAACGAATTCTTGGAGATGTTTTTTCTGAAGTTCGATTTTTTCTACATTCAATTTTATTTGATATTCTAGTTCTTTGATATCATCTTTATTTTGAGCAATTTTCTTTTTCAAAACATCATTCATGCGTGAAAAGATTTGAAGGTCCAAAAGGTCTTCAATGACTTCCCTACGTTGTGCTGGTGTCAACTGCATGAATGGAATAAATGTTGAAGAACCTAGAATGACAATCTGTGAAAATGATTTATGATTCATTTTCAATACATCACGTTCGAAGTAGTCTTGATTGTCTTTCAATCGTGCTGTTTGATCTACTAGGTTTCCATTTTGATAAATCTCAAAAATATTAGGTTTCATACCTCGGCGGACGAGATATTTTTTACCAGCCGTTTCAAATTCAATTTCTACTAGTAGCCCTTTTTGATTGACACTATTGATTAGCTGAGGCTTTCGAATATTCCGATGAGCTTTACCATATAAAACGTATGAAAGTGCGTCAAGTAAAGTCGATTTACCCGCGCCATTTTCACCCATAATGAGAGTATTTTTGTTTCTGAAAAAATCTAATTCAGTCCAAGCATTTCCTGTACTTAGAATATTTTTCCATCTAAGGATTTTGAAAAAAATCATTCGCTATTCAATGCTTCCTGATACAAATTATGAAATAGACTTGTAATTTTCTTTTTAGGAGTTTTTGTTTCAATTGAACTGATATAGTCGTCCAAAATATCTAAAGTAGATTTAGCTTCATCAAGTATATCAGAATTACCATCATTGTCAATATAAAAAACGTCTTCAATAATTTGCAAATTTGCAACACCAGCTTTTTCTACCCTATCAATAAACATATCAAAAAGGTATGGATTAGTCTTATTTTGAACGACTAACTTGATATAACAATTTTTAAAGATTTCAAAATCAATATTATCCAAATCTTCTAGATGCATTTCAGAATCATCATAATTGATTCGATGAAAAATAGACTCTTCGTTCTGAATAAATTCTAACTCGCGAGTTTCAGTATCAAAAACATGAAACCCTTTAGGATCGTCATAATCACTCCAAGTAATTTCATATGGCGAACCGAGATAGTGAATATTTCCTCTCTCTGACTTATGATGAAAATGCCCAGAAAAAACTTTATCAAATTTGGAAAAGGGTTCAGTAGATAAACCATGTTCACAATATGAGCCTCTGTGCATTTCAAATCCGTTCAATTCAAAATGCCCCATGACTATATCAGCCCGCGTACTATTCAAACTTTCCAAACATTCATTATAATTCTCAGAACAAATCCAAGGAACCAAAAGAACTTTCAATGAATCGAATTCCAATTCTGTAGGCTTGTCAATAGTCTTCACAATATTATTATTTCTATAAAGTTCATAAAGAGCATTTACAGAAAGTGTATTCTTGAAGTATAAATCGTGATTACCCAGAATGCAATGGAAGTCGTTTTTTCTTTCTTCAATGGGTTTGATAAAGTCATTGTAAAGATTATTAGAGGTTACAAAGTTGACATACTTTCGTCGGTCTACTAAGTCGCCAAGATGAATGATTGTTTTGATATTGTGTTTGTCAATATATGGAAAGAATTGTTTTTCATAAAAATTTCTGAAATATTCAGCAAATATTTGGTTGTCATTTCGAACACCGAAAGTGGGTGTCGGTCACAAGGACTATTTTAGTCATTTACCCGAACTCCTTTCATTTTTTTATTTATATAATCTTCTGATAGCAAATTCACGTTTTATTGATACCTTTCTTTTCTTCATAACGTTGTATGAATGTAGCCATTTTCTCCATTGTAGCTTCACTTTGAATGATGGTTTCATGAAATTCGTCTTCAGACAATGAATTATCTAAATTGAATTTTTCTATTGATTTATATTTGATATAAAGATTTTTTTCTTCTCTATCTAATCTTCTTAGAAATGCATAATACACTATTTGAGTGAAATATGCAAATGGATTCGTATATTTTTCAGGATTGAAATTGTGAGCATATGCGATACAATTTTCAATACCATCCTCAATCATTTCATCGCGATAAGTGTAATTTCTGAAGTTTGGACTATTAGCTAATTTGTTTGCAATTTTATATATTGCCATACCTGCATAGTCCGACATTTTAGGTCTTGGAAGATTATTTTCTATGGCTTCATCATACGCTCTTCGGAATTTTAGCATTTCAGTATAGAATTTTTTATTATCAACATAGTGTTCTTTCATTTTTTTTTCAGATTTTTGCATTTTTTGCTTGACTTCCTCTTGACAGGGTGTTACATTCTATATGTAGGGTTGTTCAATGATATGTTTTATTGTTATTGTTTTGTTGTACTTCTTCATCTTCTTCTTCAGTGATTTCTTCTATGTGTGTTTGATACATTGTAATTAATTGAGAATCAGGTGTACCACTGAAGAGAATTTGTGAATAAGACAAGTAATATTCCGTACTTATAGAAAGACCTTCAAATACATCTGTTAGATAAATCATTTCTTCTTCATGATTGAAATTTACAAATTGTGGTTTATAAATTAGAACACCAGAAGTAGTTGTAACAATAACTTTACCAATAACAATACCATTACTTGTTTTTATAATTTTATAAAAGTCATTGTGAGTATTCATCATATTTATTCTCCTATTTCAGTTTTACATTGTAAAGTTTTATTTTAAATTTTTCTGAGCTATAAATTTTGAATCTTTCTTGCATATGTTTCAAAGTGTGATTGGTCCATGTTTTCCACTTGAAATCGTCTGATATATCATATAGAGTACATTTAGTTTTACTCTCACTAATTCTAAGCCCTCTACCAATAGATTGTAGATTTCTGATTCTACTTTTTGACGGACTAGCAAAGATTACATTATTGATAGACTTGATTGAAATACCTGTAGAGAAAACTCCATAACTTGCAATAATAATAGCATCATTTTCTTGTTCTACTACCGTTCTAACTTCTTCTCTCGCGTCTACATTAGTTTTGCCGTGGACAAAGAAGACTTTTCTATTCGCAGCTTCATCTTTTATAATTTCGTATAGTTTTTCTCCATGATCTTCTACACGTTGAAATAGTAATAGTGTATTACCTTTGAGTGATAATGTCAAGTTTTTTATGAAGTTATTTCGCTTTTTACTAGAAATAATGTAATCAATTTCATCTGGATATTTCGCTTTAGCAAGGCCTTGTCGTATTTTATCGGGATATTTTAGATTGATCATTTTGATGGACAATTCAGCAACTTTACCATCTTCCATAAGTTCTTTGGTAGTAGTTGTTTGATAGACTTTTCCAAATAGCCCTTCAAGAATCATTTTATGTGCTTTAGCGCCATCTAAAGTTCCAGTGAAACCAAATCTATATTTACAGTTGGGAGAATTTTCTAGAATACTGGTGAGACTATTTGCTTGAAAATGATGTGCTTCATCACCAATGATTACATCAAATTGATTGAAGAATTCTTGTGGTAGTTTGTATATAGATTGCCATGTAGTCACTATAGAATCAGATATAACACCATCTTTCCATTTCATTTCGTGGTCTAAGCCATCATAAGTACCCTTAGAGTATTGTTGAAAGTCTGTATGCATTTGTTTTATGAGCCCTTTAGTGGGTACAATAATAAGCTTGCGCCCCTCATAAAAACGTGTTATAAGATATATGATGTAAGATTTACCAGAACTTGTTGGAGAAAGAAAAAGCGCACGATTATTTCTTACAGCATGACAGAAGGCGTCTACTTGATATTCATAGGGGTCCATAGGGAGGTCTAGAGACTGACAGAATTTGCCGGCTTCAAATACGGAGATTTCTTCAGTTTCAGTAAGACTTTCATCGATAGTAAATGAATATTCATTGCTCTCTAAAAAATCTATCACATGATTTAGGAGCCCTTTATAAATCGTTCTTTTATGAACATTGAACAAGTATATTTTACCCTCCCAAGGGGTATACTTGAACTTGGGCATATGTCTGTAACCGGGAACGAAGAAAGAGAATTCTTCCTTGAGTTCCATGGCTACACCTTTGTCTGTTTTGATTTGAATGTAAGTTTCGTTATAAGGTAGAATTTCTATCATGTGTGAGTCAATTTCCTATAATCTACAGCCGCTTTGATTACCCAATTGCGATTATTGATACTTTTTAGAATTTCTGTTAGGACCTCTACAATTTCTTCTTGTGCTGCAATACGGAGATTTATGTTGATCATTTCATCATCTGCATCAACATATATCGTAGTTTCTGAATTTAGAGGTTTATTGAGAAGTGGTTCTCGCCCGATTTCTTTTAGATCGTCGGGATTATTTAGATTTCCTCTATAGTATTCATATAGAGTTTTTGTGAGTTTCTTTTTAGTGTATTGAAGCCCGATAAGTTTTGATTTCGCTTTTGTTCGTATTTCAAGCCATTTCGCATGAAGCATAGGAATATCAATACTCGAACTGTCTAGATTTATATCATCAATTTTAGCATCATTTTTCCACTCTTTCATAATATCTTCAATTTTCATTAAGTATACCTTTCAATCGTGTAATTTGTATATCTGAAATTTGCTGTACATTCTAGGTATTCAATATCGGATGCTGTAGTATCGAATCTTAAAGCTGTGATAGATTCGGGAAAAACGTTTTTAAATTTGATTCTAAGATTTGGATTATATTTACTAGTTAGAATCATTAGTGTAGCATCTGAGTATATAGATTCATTTTTTGACTGATTTTGATAAAGTCTTCTTTGTTCTGTAGAATCTACTCCAACAATACCTTCTAACCAATTAAATAGTTCAACATAATTTGATAAATCTTCGTCTACTCTAAATGTAACATTAAAAGGTTCAAATGTCAACTTCTCTCCTGGAATTGGATAGTCTAAAATTGGACTATTTTGTATAATTACACCAAGATTTACTCCAGGCAATTCCAATGACTGTGAAAAGTATGTTACGTTGGGTAGACGCTCAAACGCGAGTCTAAATCCTGTTTGACCTAACATGTTTTTATTAGATGGTGACGTAGCCATATCATTTCTCCTAAATAAATATTCAGTCTACTATTTATGTCTAGGAGAAATGATGTATTTTCCCAATGTAATATACAATCAGGCGTTAGAAGATTATTCTAAAAGTATGAAAAAAAATCCTTCTAGTGTAAAATCATACATGGCTAGAAATCCTGAATGGGCCATGGAAATCACTTTCATATATTTGGATAGAAAATCAGGTATATCCGACAAAAAATATATTGAAATGAAAAATGATTTCCAGACAAAAAAAAGAAGCACTAAAAAGCACTTCTAAAGTTTTGATGGATTACCTCCACTCTTTTTTATATATGTATTTATTGTTATTGTAGATATATTTATCTAGAAGCATGACGCCTTTTAGCCGCTTCCGAAATCTTTTTCTTATGTTCTTCACTCAATTTTTGTCCTGCGCGACCTTTACAACCTTTATTGGATTTAGAAAGTTTCTTTCTAGTTTCTTCACTGATTATTCTACCCTTACCGGCTTCACTTATTTTACGTCTGTGTTCTTCACTAAGTTTTTTACCTAGATTGACTTGTCTTAGATGCTCTTTCTGTTCTTCACTCATTTTTTTGCCTTTATTAGGACTTACGCGACCTTTCTGTGCTTTAGACATATTCTCTAAATGTTCAGAAGTTCTAACTTTTCCTCTATTAGATTCAGATATTTTTCTTTTAGTTTCCTCCGAACAAGGTCCTGTAGATTTTCCCTTCTTAGCAGCACTAATCTTTTCACCAATCGTTTTCACCTTTTCATCATATTGATGCCAAGGCTTTTTACTACTCAAACAAAGATTATAATATCTAGGCATTTCGTTTAGTGGTTTTATTTCTTCTTTTTTTATCATATCCAGATATTTTTGTTCTTCAATATATATTTGAGACCTATCCGTTATATTGGAAACTAATATCCTTCTTTTAAAATCTTGTGATCTTTTCTCATATGCCTGTTTCATCCAAGAAGAACTGCATATATAACCATCATCCTCTGTGCCCCAATGGCAACCAATATAAAATCTTTTGTGTTTTCTATCATACCAGATATAAACAAAACCATACTTTTCTTTAGACATAAAAATACCCCCATAAGTGAACTTACAGGGGTATTTATACAGAATGAATATTATGTATTCATCCTACATCAAGTTTGCGACCGCCACAAGACGATAATAGATATTCTTTTTAGCTGCGACGACTGCGCCGTCTGCGGCAGTGGTAGCGAATGGGTTTGCGACCATACCATATCTTGTCTTGAATGCGATCTTAGGCTGGAAGCTGTTCTCTCCGATTGCGCGGAACATCTGTAGTGGAACATATGGGCAGTAGAACAAGCCGGCGTCGAAAGAGTTAGAACCCTTATAGCCAACTGTTAGATACTGCTTGCCTGCGGCACTAGAGAAGTATGGGTCGATATAGACACGAATGTTACCGCGCGTTACACCAGCGAAGGTGTTTCCAGTATCGTCTACATTTAGAGTGTTTGAAAGTGCTGGGGTGTAATCGAGTTCACCAGCAGCACTTAGAGCGGAAGCAACATCTGAAGAACAAATCATGATGTTACCCTTTCCGCGACGGGTTGTTTTTGCGATAGCATTAGCTTCACGGTCAATCTGGAATAGAAGACCCTTGAAGCGTTCTACTGACCAGCGACCGTTTGCATCAACGTCAAGGTCGAAAGTACCAGTAGTTGTAACGTTTTCCTGTGCGCCAGCAGATGCAGTAGTGTTGATAGCACGAATTGCGTGGCGGTTCATTTCTGCTAGAAGTTCAGCCGAAAGCATGTTAGCAAGTTCGGTTTCAGCGTCTAGCCCGTGAATTGCCTTTAGGTCCTGTGCAAGTTCAACAGTGTATTCTGCCTTTAGTGCGCGTTCGCGAGCGGTTACACTGACCTTTTCGACTGATAGTCCCATTTCCTGGAAAGCGTTACCAGAGCCGTCGCCAAGAGCTTCACCGAATGCGGTTGAGAAACCTTCCTGGAAGCCGTAGCCAGCAGCGGTTGGATCACTTGAAGTATAAACACTATACTGTGAGTTTGCAGCCTGGTGAGCGGTGTTGCCAGCAGCGGTTGCAGAGAAGTTAGTGTTTGCTTCGTTGAATAGTGCTTCTTTACCAGTCTGTGAAGTATAACGCGAACGCATAGCGAAGACAAGCCCGACAGGACCGGTCATTGGCTGTACACCCATAACGTCATAGGTCATTAGATTTGGCATAGAGCGACGAACGAGAGAGATAAGAACTGGATCGTAAATATCTACCGCGCCACCGCTGGCGGTTGAGCTAGAAGCACCCATTGCGTTGATTGGTGCAGCTTCTAGAAGAGAGGTTAGGCTAAAATTATCGCCTAGACCACCTGTACGTGCAGCTACTTCCTGGTTTTCAAGAAGTTGTGCGGTAATTGCGCGGCGGCGTGGGTCCTTGATTTCATCAAGATCAGGATGTTCTAGGACTGGCTGCCACTTTTTGATTAGCTCTTCAACTAACATTGTTTATTTACTCCTTATTGCAGTATTACTTTTATTTATAAAAATTACTCTTTTGAGGTTGTTTTTTTGTTACTTCCCGCAAAACGAGAAAGGTTACGAACATATGCGTTCATCGCAGGATCAACATATGATTCTTTGATTTCTTCTTGTAGAGGTTCTTCATCATCAATGAAAGACTCTGTATCGTCTTCATCCTCTGAGAAGTAACTTTCCTTGAGAGTTTCTAGTTTATCTTGATAATCATCTTCATTGATGAAGTTTAGATTTGCAGCTAGATTGCGGAACTTTTCTGTGTCTGTTAGAGAAAGGTCTTCAGAAACTTCTGAGAAAATAAACTTTTTCTGATAAGTTTCAATTTCTTCTTGGAGTTTGATATTCTTTTCAATTTCTTTATCGACGGTTTCTTCTAATGATTCGACTTTTTGTGAAAGTTCTTCTAGAACGTCAACACGATTTTCTGGAACTTCGATATAGTGTTCTTCAAGAGCATTTTTGATGGTACCCATGAATTCTTCAGCAATTTCGGTACGGAGCCCGCCTTCGATTGCAACTCTATTTTCGTTCATCCATTCTTCAACAACATAGTCAAGATAATTATCAAGCTTTTCTTCCATTCCTTCACGAAGAGATACGCTTTCTTCTTCCAGAGTAGTTTCAATGGTTTCGGAAATACTTTCTAGAACTTCGTTTACTGTAGTGATAATTGCAGTTTCGAAGATTGTAGCAGCCTTCTTTTTGAATTCTTCAGATAGGCTATCATCCGATGAAAAGAGTGCTTTGATATCGTCTTCAATATCAATGTCACCAGCTTCTAGTGGATTGAGCGCTTCTTTGATTTTTGAATTACCTTGCATAACAATATTCATCTCGCCACCTTTCTTGTCGGCTGGGCGAGAAGTTTCAGAAGTACCAACAACGGCATCGTATGCAGCCTTGATTTCTGAAGACTTCATACCATGCATCTTGCCAACCATTGCGGTAATCATACCAACCTTTGTCTTTGGTGAATTACCCTGCTTCATAGGAGTCTTTTCGCCTCCGTCTTTATCAGCAGAGCGTTTCGAAGAACCTGTGGTTGCAGGATCAGGAACTTCTGATTCATCACCCATAGAAGCCTTCTTAACTTCTTCTCGATTAGTTTCCTGTTCTTCGAAATTTTTTTCATACATTATTTTAGACTCCTTATAGATATCTTTACTTTTATTTATAAATTATAGAATTTTTAGATTATTGATAAATTTCTCAAAAATTTGTATCTTTTTATCTTCAATATTTACCTTTGAGGTTTCATGAATTTCTTTTTTAGCACTTTCCAGTTCTTTGTAAGACCATACACCATTTTCATAAATCCATTCCACGTCCTCCATAATGCCATTCACGAAAGCATCTGGTGCAGAAGGATCAGCAACAATATCTGCCGCAGTTGCTAGATAAAAATCTCTTTGTACTTCATTGATACCATTCTTTCTCTTCAATGAACCCATACCTCTGGAAGAAACACCAAGTGAAGCACCCTCTTTGATTAGATTTTTTACAATGTTTCCATAAGGGCTATCCATGATTTTTGCCCTACCAATGAAATTGTTTCCATCAACTTTGATTTCTTTGATAAGATGTGACATTCTTTCAAGATTGATGGTAGGTCCTTGTGGATGCCCTAATTCGCCATAAGCACGATTTTTCTTGACATACTCTTTATTATAACGATTGACTTCTTTTTCTAGAACTTCTTTTGGGTAAATTCTACCATTACGATTAGGTTTTTCCGCCTGCATGAAGATACCTTCAATGTAATAGCTTTTCTCACCTTCATCGTTCTGTTCTGTGAGATATTGAATGTCTTCTACAACTTCTGTAATGAGTTTCATAGATTATTCTCCTGACTCTTTATGTAATTTCAATAATAAAGTGCCAGTTCCGCCAGAAAGTATAACATTCACATTTGAACTAGTTTGTGTAGCATCGCTTTCTAATCTAAATCCTTCACCAGAATAATCATGACTTCCAGAACCAGCGAGTACCAAAACTGTATTGGAACCTCTATTTACAGACCAAGTATTCGTTCCAGAAACTGACCACATAGCATGAACAATTCTCATGTTACTAACTACTTCAGTTGCGGTAGCATTAGCGCCTTGAACTGACCCTCCAGCATCTACTCTAAGAATACCATCCGAACCTGTAGCGCGAAGCGTAATATATCCGCTGGGTCCTCTTTGATTTGTAATTACGGGCATTTTTTTAATCCTGACTTTTTACGAATGAAAGCATTTTCTCAAAAGACTTTTTGTCTTTCTTCATTTCGCTTTCCATCTTTTTTCTGTTTTCTGGATTCAAACTTGAAATAACATCATTGACCTTTTTTGCATCCGCACTCGAAAGAGAAACCATAGTGCCATCGTTCAACTTCATGTTACCAGCCGAAACCATTTCTTCAAGTTCTTCAAGGTCTTCCTCAACTTCAACGTTTTCTTTCATTTTTTTACGGACATCCATATAATTTTTTGAACCGCCTTGCTTCGGTGGATTCATTTCCCCACCAGCATTATCACCGTCGGGTGAAGTTGTTTTTAAACTTGACTTGTATTGATTTTTAGTGGCTACTGGATGATCCGCAGTTTTTTCGTCAGAAGCTTTTTTGTGCATATCGACAAATTTCTTTTGTGACTTGACACGTGGTTCAATGTCTTTCACTTCATCGTCGGAATCTGGCTCTTTGACATAATCTTCCGGATCGTTTCTTTCCACCAATTTTCTGATTTGTTTTAAGTTACGCATCAATATCGTCCTTGAACATGTTTCCAGCTACAACCATTTTTTCTTGGTCTAAACGGCTATTTACTTTTTGATTGAGAATTTCAAAAACCGCAGCTTTTACTTTGGTTGATCTTCCATCCTGACTAAAAGCAATAACATCTTTGATTTTTTGTTCCATATCCATATTAAACTCCTTTGTACTTTATTTATATTTATATTTTTAAGAAAAATTATCTAGAGACTTCTTCAAATAACCTATTAAAA